CTCCACCAAAAATCTTTGATTGCTTCATTTTGACGACCAAAAATTTTCTTATCCTGCCACAACATGGACATGGGTTCTATAATAAACGTTCTCTGTTTCATTTCACCAACATAGACCGCTGTTTCTTTGATTTCATTCTTGCCAGAGACCTTCCATAACGGGATCTCTTTGAGAATCGTTGAATCCATAAATTCATCAATAAAGCCACCTAGAATACAATCGCCTTTCGTTCGAAAGCCACGATGTGTTTCTAGCCAACCAGGCGCCTTCGTGAGATCCATATCTTGGATAATCTCAGAAGGAGTCATCTGCGAAACAGCTAGCTGTGGGCCCCACTTCTTATGCAGAAGTGAGACACAAGCAGGCCATAAGGGGTGATCCAAATAGTTCCTACACACCGCTTTATCCATCTTTCGGACAGACACGTCGAGTGTGCGTTTTGTATCATACGTGTAACAATAATCACCGGCATTCTCGTCAAACCATATTTTCATATCCTCTGGTACCTTGGTCTCATAAAGATAACCTTTTTCTAGGTAGGGATTCACAAATAATGGTTTTGGAGGGCTAGGTAATTTACCCAAATAGTTGAAAAATTCATAGGTATTTGTTCCGAGGGCCATCTGGCTCCAGACTCGATAAACTATTTCCTCACGTATTCCAACGTTCTTGGGGCCCACCACTTTGGGTGGGCTTACACTTTTAAATCAATGATGGGGATAGCAGCATTAGGATACTCGGGGTTCATTGTTTTTTCCCGCCAATGAATACCCAAAACGCCACCACCTGGAGCAACCAAAATGCTCCCACAAGATCCTTTTGCGGTCGCAAAATTGTGGAAAATCTCATTATTCCGCACAATATACGAACCGGGACTCACCTGAAACTCTGTTCGAGTCTCGGGATCCAAACCATACCACATTGCAACCTGAGGAATATCAGTAACCTCAGCTCGAACAACAGGCAAAGGCTTGGTGCCTTGCTCCATGTATTTTCCAACAAGCGCGGAGGAGATGCTTGATAAATCACTAGCATGCCCAACACTCCACTTCTCTTTCAAGATGGGAACGACGTTAGTCAAGTTCCCAAACGACATGCATGTAGCGGCTTTGACGTTGTGGGTGTTCGCGTAATAACGAATAGGATCGCTATTACCTCCAATCTTCAATAAGACACCAGTACCAATGCACATTTGGCCATTCCAGGGATACATCAAAGCACTCCTTATAGTCTCCTGTGACACCGGTTTGGAAGCCGCGGGGCCTTCCAATTTCTCTGGGGTCTCTTTTTCCATAGCCCATCGGGCTCTTGAGCAACCCTCGCAATATCGGCCATTGAAAGTTTTAAAACACTTACCAACAGCAGTACACGGAACATTCACTTTATGCCGATGAAAGCAAAAGTGACACCATCTGTCTTGCGGGGCTGCAGAAAAATAATTGCTTCGGGTAGGTTTAACGGGTTTCAATCCCTCCTTCACTGGTTCATCCAGTTTTTTCCCCAAACGCAAATCTTCAAAAAATTTTTGGACGGGCTTCAAAGAGCTCGTACCTTTCTTTTTATTTGATTTTCTCTTCTGACCATTCTGTTGACGGAATGGTTCAGATTTCATTGCTGCACGACCTTCAAGCTTGATTTTAGCATCCTCAA